AGACGGACACGGCGGTGGCCCTCTCGCTCGGTGGCCCGCTCAACCTGTCGCCTGCCAGTGAGACGGACACCGCGCAGGCTCTCACGTTCACGAAGACCATCTTCGTCTCGATCACCGCAGCGACCGAGACGGACGCCGCACAAGCCCTCTCAGCGGCCCATACGCGGACGCTAGGAGTCTCGTCCGAAACGGACGCAGCGGTTGCCCTCACGAAGAGCAAGAACGTCACGCTCGGCGTCGGCGCCACTACCGACGCGGCGGTGGCGCTGAGCGTCACGAAGACGATCTTCATGACCCTCTCCTTCGCCGCCGAGTCTGATACGGCGGTTGCGGTCGACTACAACGCTGGCGAGGCGATCGTGGGCGCGTTCGACTCCCCGACGCCTGCCGGAGGCATCGACCCCGGCTCGCCGGATAGCGGCCACTACAACTCCCCAACTCCTTCCGGAGGCATCGACCTTGGCTCACCGGAGAGTGGTCACTACGACGCTCCGAGCCCTTCGCTAGTGACCGTCTAAGGCCGATAGGCGCAGACGTGACGCAGATCCTCGTCCCGCGCATCCGTACCGCCATCGCCTGCTCGAGCTGCGGCGCTCCCGTGCTCGCTCCGGGCGGCGCAGGCGGGCCGGTCGATTGCGGTGAGTGCGGCAACAGGATGACCGTCGTGAATCTGAAGCCAGCGGGCGAGACGAGCCGCGCGACCTCGGGAGGCTAGATGGCCAACTTCGTGTTCAACATCTCGAAGGGGCGCGGTGTCGAGTTCTACAACCGCGCCGAGAACAACGACCCGACCAACTCCGCGCTCATCCTCGTGCCGCTCTCGGCATCGGGGACCGAGGCGCAGGGACAGGACCTGGACGACCTCGCTGCGGTGGAGGCCGATGCCAACTTCGCAGAGCGCACAACGGGAAGCTGGGTCCGCAAGACACTCGAATCGGCACAGCTCGCGTCGCTTCCGGCGCCCGACGACGGCAACAACCGCTACGACGTGTCGGTTCCCTCGGTGACGTGGACGACGCCGGCCGCGGGCAACAACACGACCGGGCTGCTCGTCTGCTACGACTCGGACACGACGGCGGGCACGGACTCGAACATCCTGCCCGTGACGCATCACGACTTCGCCGTGACGACGGACGGGAACGACGTCGTGCTCAACGCGGGCGTCTTCCTGCGCTGTAGCTGATGCCCAACCTGCTCGCCTGGCACGTCGGCAACAGAAACCCGTCGATCACGGAGACGATCACGGTCGGCGGGGTGGCGTTCGACCTGTCGAGCTCCACCGTGAAGTTCAAGATGCGCGAGCTCGGCTCGAGCACGCTCACGGTGGACACCGCCGCGGTCATCGTCTCGGCCCCGGCGGGCACGGTTCGCTATGACTGGGCGGCGGTCGACGTGGACACGGCGGGCAAGTACCTCGTCTGGTGGGAAGTAACGACCGCTGGCAAGACCCAGGATATGGGCGAGGCGTTCATCGAGATCCTCGCCCACGCCCCCACCTCCCGCGTCTACGTCGAGCTCGAGGATCTGAAGAAGACGATCTCGCTCGACGGGCTCCAGAACTACGACCTGGACGTGGGGGACGTGCTCGACGCCGCCTCACGCAAGGTGGACGAGTTCTGCGATCGGCGCTTCTACCTCGACGTGGACGCGAACCAAGTGCGCTACTACTCGCCCGATGACCCGTACACGCTCAGGATCGACGACATCTCGGTCATCACGACGCTCAAGTCCGACGACGCGGGCGACGGGACGTTCGAGAACACCTGGACGCTGAACACCGACTACGTTCGGGAGCCGCTCAACGCCGCCTCCGACCTCGAGCCGTGGTCGAAGCTGTGCGTGCATCCGAGCGGAGCACACTTCTTCCCGACCGGATTCCCCCGCTCCGTCGAGCTGACGGGGCAGTTCGGCTGGCCAGCGGTGCCCTCGCCCGTGCGGATGGCGACGAAGATGGTGGCGCATCGGTTCCTGAAGCGACTGCGTGAGGCTCCCCACGGCGTCGTCGGCTTCGGCATGGACGGCGCCGTCGTTCGGATGATGTCGATCGACCCCGACGTGGAGGATCTGCTCACGCCCTACTCGCGCAAGGTGCTCGTCGCGTAGTGGCGACCATGCGCGAGCTGCGCGAAGGGCTCGCAACACGCCTTCGCACCGTCGACGGGCTCGGGCAGGTGTCCGAGTACCAGCTCTCTTCTCCATCGCCTCCCTGCGCGTATCTCACCCCGGTACGCACGAGCAGGATCGCGATGGGGCATCACGGCGTGGCGCCCGTCGAAGTCGTGTTCACGGTGACCGTGCTCGTCGTGGCGGGAGTCGAGGAGGCCGCGCAGGTGAACCTGGACGAGATCGTGGACGCCGGCGCCGTTCCCGCTGCGCTCGAGGCCGATCAGACGCTTGGCGGTGTCGCCTCGAGCGTGTACGTCTCCGGACTCTCGGGCTACGACCCGGTGGTGTACGGGGAGGGGCAAGCGGGCTGGCGCGCGCAGTACGAGGTGCAAGTCATCGCCTGAGCCGATAGGCGCGGCTGAATGGCGGCGCTGACGAAGCAGACCATTGTGCGGACTGGCATCACGCCGTCCTACACGGCCGTCGCGGCGTCCGACACGTTCGTCCCGGACGCCAACTGCTTCATCCACGTGAAGAACGGCGGCGGATCCTCGGACACGTGCGTCGTGCAGGTGCTTGCCGGCGACCCGCCAGGGCTCACGATCTCCGACAACTCCGTCTCGGTCACGAACGGGCAGGAGCGGATGATCGGCCCCTTCCCGCCGCAGTTCTTCGCCGACCCCTCGACGGGCTCCGCGACGGTCACGCACTCGTTCACGACCTCCGTCACGATCGGCGTCTTCACCGTCCAGAACCCGTGAGGAGGTATCGCGTCCTCCTGCCGCTCACCGTCCACACGGAAGACGGCGCCTACGTCCAGGGCGAGACGTTCGAGAAGGAGTTTTCCGAGGCAGAAGAGCGCGAGAACGTGCAGAGCGGCTTGCTCGAGATCGTTCCGCAGACGTACAAGGTGGTCGGCAGCAACGTCGTCCATGAGACGGAGCCAGGGGAGACGTTCGAGCGAGCACTCTTCCTCGGCGAAGAGGCTCTGCTGATCCAGTCCGGCCAGGTAGAGCTTGTGGAGGCTCCGAAGGCCAAGCCGAAGCGCGCCCCCAAAGCCGATAGGGCGTAGCGGATGGCGAGCTTCACCCTCACCGACGCGCACATCATCGTCAACGGCACCGTTCTCTCCGATCATGCGAACGAGGTCGAGGTCAGCGACGACCGCGACCAGGTGGAAAACAGCGCGTTCGGTTCTGCCACCAACCGCTCGTATACGAAGGGCTTGGGCGATGCGAGCATTCGCATCCGCTTCTTCCAGGACTTCGCCCCCTCCAAGACGCACGCTGTCTTGCAGCCCCTCATCGCCTCGGCTACTCCCGTGCAGGTGGAGGTCCGCGCAACGTCCGCGTCGCGCTCTGCGACGAACCCTGCGGCCGTGCTCGCGTCGGCGCTCCTGTTCAGCTATCAAATGCTCAACGGAGCCCTCGGCGAGATGTCCATGACCGAGGCGACCTTCACGAACGCCGGCACCGCCGGCATGACGTACCCGACCGCGTAGGCGCCTGTCATGGCCGCGGGCGCGGTTCAGGTCACCGGGCTCAAGGAAGTAAGGCGCGGACTCCGCAAGATCGACGCCTCCATCGACAAAGAGCTCCGCAGGATGCTCAAGGCTGCGGGCGAGCCCGTCCGGGCCGAGTGGCAGCGGCTGATGTCGAGCGTCAATGCGCGCTCGGCTGCGGGCTACCGCGTCGCCGTCCGCGCGAGGGGCGTGTCGGTGGAGCAGCGCATCAGGCGCACGACGGGCAATCACCCCGAGTACGGGTCGCTTCAGATGCGCCGAGGACTACGCGCCCTGTCGGTCCGGCGAGAGCAAGTCATCGAGCACGTCGAGACAGACGTGCGGGGAGTCATCAAGCGAGCTGGTTTCTGAAGGGAGCTACATGGCCGCGAACGTAGTGATACAGAACGTCCACCCGGAGCTCGACGGTACCTACGACTGGGACGACTCCGGCATGACGAGCCTCGAGCTTCATGCCGTTCTGATGTTCACGGGCTGCACGCCGGAAGAGATGGAGGCCGAAGGCGCCTACGGCTCGGCGATCGGACTCGCTCTCGTCGTGCTCATGCGCGAGGGGAAGATCACCGGCAACCCGCGGCACCCGTGGAAGTCTCCCGAGGCGGACCTCTTGTGGCAGGCAGCGGCCGGCTCGGTGCAGCATGACCGGGAGGCTGATGCTCTCCCCCCGGTGACCAACGGGAGTGGGCCAAGCTCGAGCGTGCTGCCCGCTTCCGGCGCCGACTCTTCTGGCGAGAGTTCCGTGGAGTCTTCGGAGAGCCCGGCCGACGTCCCGAGTCCTACTGGCGCCCCGATCTAGGAGCCTTGCGCCCGGTGGACCTCAACGATCTGACTCCGGCGCAGATGATCGCCGCGTATCGCTACAACGCGCCTGCATCGAAGAAGCCCGCGTCGACCACTGGTTTCTCGTCTCAGGGAGCGTCATAGGTGGCCGGTCCCGAGATCGCAATCGCGATTGTCGGTGACGCCTCGAAGTTCAGGAGGGAGCTCGACCGCGCCGGCAAGTCGACCGAATCGTTCGGCTCTCGGCTCAAGGGAATGTCGAAGATGGCCGCGCTCGCCGTTGGCGGCGCGGCGCTCGGGGGGCTGGTCGTTGGACTCAAGAGCTCCATCGGCGCCGCGAAGGAGGCCGAGCAGGCGCAGGCGCGACTAGAGCAGGCGCTCGCCTCCGCGGGCATTTCGTACCGCAAGCAGGGCGAGGCGATCGACGAGGCGATTCAGAAGACCTCCAAGCTCGCAGCCCTCGACGACGAGGAGCTTTCCGACTCGTTCGCGAAGCTCGTGCGAACGTCGGGAGACGTGCAGAAGTCGATCGAGGGGATGGGCCTCGCCGCAGACATCGCCCGTGCCCGGAACATCTCGCTCGAGGCGGCGACGAAGATGGTCGAGAAGGCGCTGGCCGGCCAGGACACCGCGTTCACGCGCATCGGTATTCGCATGAAGCAGAACCAGGACGCGACCGACGCACTGGCCGAGGCTCAGCGCCGCTTCGGCGGTGCGGCTGAGAAACATGGAGCCACCGCCGCGGCGGCTCAGGAGCGGCTCTCTGTGGCGTTCGAGAACCTACAGGAGCGGATCGGAGCGAAGCTGCTGCCCGTCTTCACGCAACTGATAAACAAGCTGACCGAAGTGGTGACCTGGGTCGAGGTGAACTGGCCGCGCATCGAGGCCGAGTTCAACCGGAGCATGGAGAAAGCCAAGGCGATCTTCGAGAAGATCAAGCCGATCCTCAAGATCATCATCGATCAGATCGTTGCCATCGTGAAGCTCGTCAAGGCGATCATCGATGGCGACTGGTCGCAGGTGTGGGATTCGGTCGTAGCGATCGTGCGAAACGCGATGCGGATGCTCGTCGAGGTGATAAAGCTGTGGATGGGGACGATCGGAAAGGCGGCACTCGAGCTCGGCAAGAGCATTGTTGCGGCGATCGGGGAGGGACTCAAGGCGCTGCCGGGAGTGATGCTGAACGCACTCAAGGCCATTCCTGGACTCATCCTCAGTCTGCAAAAGGCGTTCTTCTCGGCGGCGTTCGCACTCGGCAAGGCCGTCGTCTCCGGAATCGCGGAGGGACTCGCGGGCGCCGCGAGCGCAGTCGGTGGCGCCATCGGCGAGGCGGTCCGAGCGGCGATCAATGCCCTCATCGACCGGGTGAACTCTGCGCTCGAGATCACGATCCCGATCCCATTCGCAGCGGATAAGCACATCGACCCGATCGACATTCCGCACCTCGCACGTGGTACGCAGAACTTCGCCGGCGGAATGGCGCTCGTCGGAGAGCAGGGGCCGGAGCTCGTCGGCCTGCCGCGCGGCTCGAGCGTGACACCGAATCACCGGCTCGGAGGGGGCGGACTTACGATCCACGTTCACGGCTCGGTCATCGCCGAGAGGGAACTCTTCGCACTCGTTCAGAAGCACTCGCTTCAGTACGAGATGCAGAACGGCACGAACGGACTGAGTAGGCGCTCATGAGCATCCCGACGCTCGACGTCGGGTGCGACTTCCAGGCAAACCCGCTCGGCTCCTACTCCGACATTCACTCGACGCTGCCCGGGGTTGTCTCGTTCTGGCGCACGAACTCCACCTCGACGTTCCTGGACGAGCGGGGGGCGAACGACGGAACGATGGTGTCGACGCCCGCGACGACGGCGGGGCCGTACTCCTACGACTCCGACCTCGGGCTCACCTTCGACGGCGCGAGCGATTCCGCGTTCGTGCCCTCCTCGGCGAGCCTCTCGTTCAACGGCCCCCTCGCGGTGGACGGATGGGTCAAGGTCGCATCGCTTCCCGGCTCCACCGTAGACCTCGTGGGGAAGCACGGGAGCTGGCTCTTCCAGCTCGGCTCGGATGGCAAGGTGCGCTTCCACGTCAAGAACGACGCCTCCCTCGCGTCGCTCACCTCGAGCACGGTGCTGGCGACGGGGACGTGGTACTACGTGCTCGGCAGCTACGACGGCGCGACGGCCGCGCTCTACATCAATGGCGTGCTCGACACCTCGACCGCGTACACGGCAGGCGTCGAGGTCACCGATATGCCGATCCGCTTCGCGGGCGGCGTCTCGACCACGGTGGCAACGTTCGGCACCGCGGCGACGAACTCGGGCAACGCCTCCACGCTCGTCGGCACCAAGCCGGCGAGCACGGCGAGCGGTGACCTGCTGCTCGCTCACGTCGCGACCCACGACGGGGTGAACCCGAACCAGGTGGACTATCCCGACGACGGGACTGGCTCCAACTTCGAGCTGCTGTCGGCCGAGGAGCCGACCTCGGGGCTCGGCACCTGGAGCCAGGTGTGGATGAAGGTCGCCACCGGCTCGGAGCCCGCGTCCTACTCGTGGGAGTCCCGGAACGCCGGCTCGCTCGATGCGATGCCCTACGTCATCGGGATCATTCGCATCCCCACCGGCACCTTCGATGCGACGGTGCCGCTGTGCAATGCCGTCTACTCGAACGTCCAGCTTTCGGCGAGCGCGACCCACGCGACCGCCTCTCATATCCCTGCCATCGCGAACGCGCTGCGGGTGGACTTCTTCGGCTCGCGCGCTAACGGGACGTGGACGGCGGACTCAGGCTCGGAGCGTTTCGACGCGGCGGGCACGAACATGAGCATCGCCTGCTACACGCAGACGGCGAGCTTTCCCACTGCGCTCACCGTCACCGGAACGAACACCATCTCGCAGGTGGGCGCGACTCATACCGTGTTCGTCCAGGGCACGGGCGTTACCGAGACGGCCTGTTCGCTCGACGACT